AGTTGCGCTCCAAAGCCGCATATGCGTTTGCCGTATCCTAGAATGGCTATGGTTCACCAAGTAGATAGTGCTAAAACATTCGTAAAAGCCATGCTCTTAGCGGTAGCAGAGGCAGAGAAAGTAATACAGGAAATAACACCGAGCCTATACGAGAAGCAATTACAGATAGTGAATGAAAAAGTGCCTCCGAAATGGAGATTCGGCAAATTATTCACCAGTAGCATTAGCAATTTCAATATTGCCGCTTCGTACCATCGTGATGCCGCCAATCTTGAAGGTTGTGCCAATGTCATTATTACCAAGCGCAGTCATGCTAAAGGTGGCAATTTGACTGTACCTGATTACGGAGCAACAATGGATAGTGCGGATAACAGTATGCTGGTCTATCCTGCATGGATGAACATACATGGTGTTACACCGATTGTCCCTTTAAAATCAGGAGGTTACAGAAACAGCTTGATTTTTTATCCACTAAAAGCATTTAATAATCATTGGGAAAAAGATTAATCTCGTTCCGTTAATAAAAAGATATGCACGAACCACACGAACCAACAGAACAAACAAGACTGCAAGTACAAAGAGCCGCAGGGCTTGGGCTTCCGCATGAGCAGATAGGCGCATTAATTGGGGTTTGCGATAAGACTGTACGCAAGTATTACCAAACCGAGCTGGCTCTCGGCAAAGCTACAGCATCGGCAAGCATAGCCAAAACGCTATACAACAAGGCTGTAGGTGGAGATACGACTGCCATGATTTGGTGGACTAAAGCCCAAATGAATTGGGGCGAAACCATTAAACAGGAGCTTACAGGCAAAGATGGGGAAGAACTAAAAGGTCTAACCGTTACTTTTGTAAAGCCAAATGGAAATAATTGACGGCAACGGAAATGTTGAATTTCCTGAAAAACTATCGGTATTGTTCGAACCTGAACATTGTCGGTATCGCATTATGTATGGTGGGCGTGGTGGTGCTAAGTCTTGGGGCATTGCTCGGGCTTTGCTTATTAAAGGCTCTAAAGCTCCTTTACGAGTGCTGTGTGCGAGGGAATTTCAAACTTCCATAGGGCAATCAGTCCATAAACTGCTAAGTGACCAAATTATCGCTATGGGCATGACCCATATATACGAGATTACCCAAAACGCAATTAAAGGCATAAACGGCACAGAATTCAGTTTTGCTGGCTTGCGGAATAATATTTCCAACATCAAATCGTTTGAGGGTGTTGATATTTGTTGGGTAGAGGAAGCGAACACCGTATCTAAGATGAGTTGGGATACGCTTATTCCTACAATCCGTAAAGAACAGTCGGAAATATGGGTATCGTTTAACCCTGAATTAGAAACAGATGAAACATACCAGCGTTTCATCGCTAATCCGCCTGACGGAGCAATCGTTCAAAAAGTTAATTGGCAGGACAATCCTTGGTTTCCTGAAACGCTACGGCTAGAGAAGGATTCTTTATTTGCTAGGGATAGGGAAGCATATAACACCGTATGGGAAGGAATGTGCCGCCAAACGGTAGACGGTGCTATTTTCGCTAAAGAAATGCAACAGGCAGATTTTGAGGGCAGGATTACGAAAGTGCCATACGATGCCGCCAAGCCTGTTTTAGCTGTATTTGATATTGGCTGGTCAGATGCTACGGCTATTTGGTTCGTTCAATTTGTAGGCATGGAAACACGCTTAATCCGCTATTACGAAACAAGTCAGACAACGATTAGTCAAATATTAGCCAAAATGCAAACATTCGGCTATGTGTATGAAACGCTGTATTTGCCGCATGATGCCCAAAATAAAACTTTAGCCGCTAATGGTAGGAGTTTAGAGGACATTGTTAGAGCCGCAGGATACAATGTACGCATATTAGACCGAGTGCCTGTGGCAGACTCTATTAATGCCGCTAGAACTATATTCTCTAAGTGTTATTTTGATAGAACTAATTGCCATGAAGGTCTACAATGTTTACGGCATTACAGGTACGATGTAGACCCTGATAGTGGGAATTTCAGTCGTAAGCCATTACATGACAATTATTCTCACGGTGCTGATGCTTTCCGTTACATTGGTTTAATGATTAATGAGCCGAAAAGAACTAAAGCTAAAAAAATAAATTACCAAGTTTCTAGCTGGATGGCTTAAACTATTAAAAATTATGTTATAAGGATTACCCATGGGAATCTACGATTCAGAATACGCAGACGATGACGAATCAGGCATCATTGATGAAGCTAAAGAGTTTCTACGCTTTTGCTCTGATAACGACTCTAACAATCGTGTAGAAGCCCTTGACGACCTTAAATTTGCTGGCGGCGACCAATGGCCAGTAGAAATTCAAAACAGCCGTCTGCTTGAATCTAGACCCTATTTAACTATTAACAAGATTGACGCTTATTGCCGTCAAATAGCTAATAGCCAACGCCAGCAACGCCCACGCATCAAAGCGCATGGCATGAATACCGAATCTGATGCAAAAGTAGCAGAAATAATTACTGGTATTTGTCGCCATATTGAGGAGCAATCCGATGCAGATTCCGCTTATGACAACGCTTTTGATTTTGCTGTTCGCATGGGTTGGGGCTATTGGCGTCTTACTACTGATTATGTTCGCCCTGATTCATTTGACCAAGAGATTTACATAAAGCGCATTGAAAATCCATTTATGGTCTATTTTGACCCTAATAGCAATGAGCCTGATGGTTCGGATGCGGAAAAATGCCTTATTACTGAGGTTGTAAGCAAAGAAGTATTCCGCAAAATGTATCCTAATGCAGAAACAGATGCAGGGTTTACCCCAAGAGGAACAGGCGATAGTCAATCCGAATGGATTACGAAAGAGGATATTCGCATTGCGGAGTATTTTTACACCGAATACAAACATACTAAATTAGTGCTTTTAAGCGATGGCACGACTGTATTTGAAGATGAAATGCCAAGCCAAGATGTAATGTTAGCGGCTGGCGTTTATGAGGTGAGCCGCAGGGTTACAGTTAAAAAGCAGATTAAATGGTGTAAATTAACTGGTATGCAAATCTTAGAAAAGCGTGATTGGGCTGGTAAATATATCCCTGTCGTGCCTGTTTATGGTCAGCAATTAATTATTGACAGTAAGAAAAAGAAGTTCGGTCTTACTCGCATGGCTAAAGACCCACAAAGGATGTATAACTTTTGGTCTACAGCATTAACCGAGTCTGTTGCTCTAGCTCCTAAAGCCAAATGGCTATTAGCTGAAGGGCAAGATGAGGGTCATGAAGATGAGTGGAATCAGGCTAACATTAAATCTATGCCTGTATTGCGTTACAAGCAAACAGACACAGAGGGCAGAGAAGCCCCAATGCCACAAAGGCTACAGCCTGAGCCGCCACCAACAGGAATGGTTACGGCATTAGAAGGTTTAAATGCAGATTTAATGGCTGTGGTTGGTATTTATGACCCAAGCCAGCTTCCGCAGGGCAACCAATCAGGCAAAGCTATACAAGGTCAGCAGTCCCAAGTGGACATGACCAATTTCCATTATTACGACAATTTAACTCGTTCTATTCGCCAAACTGGTCGCATTATTCTTGACCTTATCCCTCATGTATACGATTCCGAAAGAGCATTACGCATCATTGGTGCTGACGGAAAAGGGGAAATTGTTAATCTAAATGAAAAAACGATGGATGAGCAGGGTGTAGAAAAGATTCTGAATGATGTAACTGTAGGCGAATACGATGTGGTCATGGAAACAGGACCTGGCTATAACTCTAAGCGTCAAGAGGCTGTAGAGTCTATGATTCAGATGCTCAATGTAGACCCTGAGTTAATGAAACAAGCTGGCGATTTGGTATTCCGTAACATGGACTTCCCAGGTGCGGAGATTATCGCAGACCGTCTTGCCGCCGCTAATCCGTTGGCTCAGATTGACGATAAATCAGATATTCCGCCACAAGTACAAATGCAACTTGTTCAAAGCCAGCAAACAATTCAGCAATTACAGCAAGAATTGCAAGCTATGCAGATGGATATGAAATATCGTGCTTCTATTGAAGGTCAGAAACAAGAAGCTGAAACAATGCGTAAGAAAATGGATGTTGATGCTCGTATGGCTGACAGCCAGCTTAAAACAGATACGCAAGCAAATGACACTATTATTGACAATGAAACAAGGCTCGAAATTGAGCGCATGAAAGCGAAACTAGCATTTATTTTGGCTAGTATGGATAGCAGTTCGGAAAAAGCGGCTGATGCAGAAGCCATTGAAAGGGCAATTTAATATGGAAAAGCAGGAAAGAAAGCGGAAGCCGACTATTGTTACTTCTGAAAATCGTGAAGAATTTATGGCTAAAAAGCTAGGATTAGCTAAAAAACAAGAGCCTGTTTACGAAGAAGAAGAAAATTCACCTAAATTTGGCGTTAAATACCATAACGAAAAAGGCGAAGAAGAAGCAGTAAAGCATTTTACTGACGAAGAAAAAGCCAAGAAATATATGGAGCGTGGCAACAGCGTAGACAAAGTTGGAGGTAAATACTCTTTACATCCTATAGCACCTGTACCAGCTAGAAAATACATTAAAGGCACAGAAGAACATAAAGCACTCAAAGAAAAGCAAAAACCTATTAATGGTCATCCTACTAATCGGAGGAAATAATGGCTACAGTAATCGGAGCAAATCGTGAAGAATTTATTTTGAGGGAAATGGCACGCAGGGCTGGTAGAAAATATGAGCCTGACGAGCCTAAAAGCATTTATGAAGGTATGACCCCTGAGCAGTTAAAACAACATCAGGAAGAAATACAATCTTTATTAAAAGAAGATTGACAAATTGTTTTTTTAGTATTTTAATCGGAAGTATAACTAGGAGCTTGAGAAATCATGGCCGAAGTCAATGAAGTAAGAGAAGCACAAAGTGTAGTAACAAGTGGTAATGCGGCAGAATTTTATGCAGAAAGATTAGGTTTAGCGGATTCTCCTGAAGAAACTGCGGCTGAAACAGTAGATGCTCCTGTAGAGGAATATGCTGATTCAGAGCCAGCGACTGAGGAATCTTCGAGTGAACCGAAGGCAGAGGATGAAGCTGAGGAAGCAGAAAAGCCGAAAGACAAATTAGAAAAGCGTTTTTCTAAAATTAGTAAGCAAAGAGATGAAGCAAATGCTCGAGCCGAACAGTTAGAAAGTCGTTTAAGAGAATTAGAAGCAAAGGCAAATCCTCAACCGATTGCACAAACAGCACAGGTAGACGATAAGCCACAGGCAAGCCAGTTTAATGATGCGTTCGAATTTGCGGAAGCATTAGCGGAATGGAG